GAGCAAGTAGAGAAGCTCGGCGAGAAGTCTCCTTCCGCCCTGAAGCGGGTGTATGAGGCATTGAGCCGGGTGAGCACGGATGACGGCGAGAAACCCGAGGGAAAAAGCTAACCCCGCGCCAGAGATTCTATTTCCGATTATCTCTGGCGTTGGGGTTTGCACACCCCGATCGCATGAAGCGCGCCTTAACTGCGCGCGAGCTACTCGATTGGGAGGTCTTTAACTCGGTCGAGCCTATCGGGGATGTCCGCGGGGATGTCCAGGCCGCCATCATCGCGCAGCAGATCGTCGCTGTGAATATGCGCAAGGGCAGGCGGCCGCCCAAGTTAAGCAAGTGGATGCCCTTCCTGGCGCAAGACCAGGAATCGCCGCGTTCCCGCATTCTGAGGAATTTCAAATCCTATGCCCACTCCCATCGAAGCAATCGTAATTAGGCTAGAGGCCCAGGTCGCCGATCTAATCAGCGACGTTAAGCGGGCAGAGCAGCAGATCGCCAAATCTAACAAGAGGATGGCGGCTGAGATCCGGAAGCTCCGGAGGGAGCAGGGGCTGCAGACAGAGCAGACCCGCAGGCAGACCGCCGAGATGCGCAAGCAGACCGCGACGGTCAAGCGGGCCTCGGACACGTTCCGTAGGCTCGGACAGGCCGTTGCTGCGGTTTACACCGCAAGGACGGTGGCGACACTCGGTGCAGACGTTCTGCAGGCTGCCGACGCAGTGCGGCTGCTGCAGGCGCGCCTTAACACGGTATCCGGGAGCCCCAAGGCCTTCGACCTGGCGGTCAAGGTGTCTAAGGAGCTCGGCGCTGCCGTCGTGGACACGGGTAATCTGTTTACCAAGCTGGCCGTCGGCTCTCGAGGCCTCGGCGTTCCCGTCGAGCGCATCTCGGAGATGGCCAAGGTGGTGCTGCAGCTCGGCCGTGCGTCGGGGCTGTCATTCAGTGAGGTTAACTACTTCACCAGACAGCTCGCGCAGGGAATCGGTAGCGGTACTTTCCAGGGCGATGAGCTGCGAAGTGTTCGAGAGAACCTCCCCGTATTGGCCCAGGAGATTGCCCGGGCCCTGACCTCCCTGGGGCACTTTGGCGATGTCGCAGCCGGCGACCTGAAGCGCCTGGGTAAAGAGGGCAAGCTCACCGCCGAGGTCATGATCGAGGCGCTGCAGTACATCGCCGACTCCGGCGTGGCGCAGAGCCTTTTTGATAGCCTGCCTGACACCTTCGAGCAGGCCATGAACCGGATCGTCACCGAGTGGGGCCTGATGCTGAAGGCGCTCACCGCGGACCTGGCGGCCTCCGGCTTATACACGGAGATCGCCAACATCGGCGATGTCTTCGCTGAGGTCCGCGTCCGGGTCCTGACCTTCGGCTGGGAGAAGCTCGGCTTTGATATCGCCCGCAAGGTCGGCGCCGGGATGCTCCGCCGTCTGGCCGACTCCTTTACGCCGGACCTGCTGAAGTCTCTCACCGATAGCCTGCCGGAATTTGTCCGTGAGGCGCTCAATAAGATCCTGGACCTGCCGGCGGATCTCACCAATAAGCTGGCCGACCAGGTGGAGGGCGGCATCAGCGATATCACTGATATCAGTGATTTCGAGGATGTAAAGGCGATCAACTGGAAGGAATACTACGACCCGGACACCGTTCTCCGGATCATCGAGACGCTCACCTCGTATCGCCAGCAGTTATTCCGCGAGATGCGGGACGTGCCGCCACCGCCGTCGGTGGACCGCAGCTTCGACCCGACTACGGGCCAGTCGATCAGTGCGGCCCCGGCCGAGTACAACGAGCAGAAGGTGCGGGAGCTCTATGAGCGGATCCAGGAGCTGAGCGCGATCATTGATTCCGGCGGCGAAAAGCTCCGGATCATGACGGAGGCCCACGATGCTGCCGGCGAGGGCGCGGATCGGCAGGCTGCCGCCATAAAGGCCCTGAAGGATCAGCTCGCCGACTCCATAAAAGACCAGCAGCGGGCGGCTAAGTATGCAGAGAACTTGGTGGCCGCGTATGAGAAGTACGGGGATGTCGGTGTCGAGCGCCAACAGCTCATCAACAAAGCCGATGAGATGTACCTCCAGTTCGAGAAGAAGATCGGCGAGGAGGTGCCGGGCGCCAGGCAGAAGATCCTAGACGCCCTGATCGCAGAGTCCGAGGCCAGGCGGCAGCTCGAGCTACAGCAGAAGGCCGAGGCCGCCAGGACGTATGAGTTCGGCGCCTCTAGCGGTGGCGCCCGGGCCCCGGGGGATTTCTCAGACGCGCTCACAGGTGTATCCAGCGCCAATGAAAGGATGCGTGCGGAACTAGGCGCCCTATCAGTGGGCGGCAAGAAGGCGCTGCAGGACCTGCAGGATGAGTATGAGATTAACGCCCGGGTCGCGGAGGCCACGACAGAGAGATCAACGGACGCCTATCGGCAGTACATCCGCGGGCTGATTACTGAGCAGGTGAAGCTCGAGCGTGTCCACGAGCAGACGGTCGAGGGGCTTGATGAGCTCAGCGCGCTCGGCGAGCAGGCCGCCAAGGACATACAGCAGAAATTCGCTGACTTCTTATTCGACCCCTTCGAGGACGGCCTCCAGGGGATGCTCCAGGGATTTGTGGACATCATCCGGCGGATGGTGGCGCAGTTCGTGGCGCTCCGTCTGCTGGGCCAGGGCGGCATATTCGGCGCCGGCGGCCTCGAGGGCATCCTGTCTGGCTTTGCCAGCGGCGGCCGCGTGTCCGGCGGCACGCCCATTATCGTGGGCGAGAAAGGTCCGGAGATCTTCGTACCTTCGACCGACGGCCAAATCATACCGAACAACCAACTACCGGAGGTCACGTCTGGTGCCGGCGCAAGCATGGGCGTGCACCAGGTTATCAATATCCAGCAGAACATAGACGCGCGCGGGAACAACGCGCCGAGTGAACTGCTGCAGATGGCCCCTCAGTTTGCCGAGGCAATCAAGCGCGACATCCGGGATGAGATGAGACGCGGGTTTCTGTAGTGCACCAAAAATCTGATTACGACCGACTGACGACTTTAGAGAACCGACTGGAGACGCTCGAGTCCGCGGTGGCGCAGCTTATTTTGAGCTGCCACGAGGACCACAAGCACCGTCGGGAGCTCGAGATAGCTAACGCTGAAAAAGAGCGTGACCTCATTCTCAAGATCACCCGGAGGCTCGATTCGTGAGCACGATTACATTCCCATCCAGTCTTACGCCGATGCGGTCTGATTGGGGGCTCGCCTCCAATAGCGCGATCTTCGGCGACCCGCTGAAAGGCGCCGTCCAGACCCTGGCCAGGCCAGGCGCCAAGTGGACGGTTACTATGTACTTCGACTCGCTGGGAGAGGACGAGCGGGCTGAGCTCGCCGCCTTCCTGGTGCAGCTGCGCGGGCACGAGAATCGAGCCAAGATCTACAACCACGCGCATACCCAGCGCGGCTATGCCGGCGGCACACCCCTGGTGGCCGGCAGCAGCCAGACTGGCACCAGCCTGACAACCGACGGCTGGAGCGGGAGCAACCCTGTCTTACGCGCTGGTGATTATTTCGCCGTCAATGGCGAGCTCAAAATGATTACCAGTGACGCCAACCATTCCGGCGGATCCGCCACACTCAATTTCGAGCCTGCCCTGCGGGCTTCCCCACCTGATAACGATCCCATTGATGTCTCGAATCCGGAGGCGACCTTTGTGCTCCGTGGTCCTGATGTCAAGTGGTCGAATCGCCCCGCCGACCTTTCTGCATTCACCATTGAATTTATCGAGGCCTTCTCATGAGCCGCGACCTCACTGCTGCACACTCCACTGCCTACGGCGATGAGTCCGTCAGGGAGATCGTTTTTGTCTATATGGATTTCTCCACCAGCATCGAGCGCGTCCACAGCGCGGTCGGCACGATCTCGTGGGGCGGCAACAACTGGACCGGCGTAGGCACGCTCGGGAAGATCTCCGTCCTGCAGGAAGGCGTCGAGGTGCGCCCGCAGAAGATCAAGCTCACGCTCTCCGGCCTGGACTCCAACATGGTGTCGCACGCGATGGACGAGGAGTACCACGGCCGAGACGTGCGTATCTATCGCGGCACCTGTGATGCCGACTACGTGCTCAATGCGGATCCGGATATCGTCTGGAGCGGCTTTATGGATCACATGACGATCACTCTGGATCAGGGATCCGGCGTGATCGAGCTCGTGTGCGAGAACCAGCTGGCCAGGTGGGATGTGCCGAGGCCGCAGCGATTCGATAACGCTGACCAGCAGGCGCGCTTTGCTGGAGATCTCTTTTTCGAGTACCAGGCGCAGATGCAGGAATATAGCCCCACCTGGGGCGGCGAGGTTGTGCGCCCGTGGTCCAGTCGCGGCTCGCAGGTTTCAGGCGGCTCGGCTGAGGGTCGCAAGCAGCCGCCAAGGACCCTGCCATGATGGACTTGGCGCTGCTGCCAGAGATCCTCGAGAAGTACCGAGTCGAGCCCTTCACCTGGGGGCAGCTCGATTGCTGCCTGTTTGCAGCCAATGTCATTCGAGACATGACCGGCCACGATTACGCGGAGGATCTCCGTGGCACCTATGACACTCAGTTTGGCGCCGCCAGGGTGCTACACCGCTATGGCGGCCTCGAGGAGCTCGTGGATCACTTTCTAGGGCCCTCGCAGGCGCCCTCATTGGCCCGCAGGGGCGATGTTGTGCTCGGTGAGGTGCCAGAGCCCACGGTGGGCATCTGCGTCGGCCACAAGGCCGTATTTAAGTCAGATGGCGGCCTGGAATCGCTGCCCCTGGATTTATGCATTAGGAGCTGGAAGTGCCCCAAACACTAGCAATCGCAGTACAGGCCATTGTGGTCGGTGCCAGCCTGATCGGCGGCCCGGCAACGCTCGCCGGCATAGGCTTGATCCTGGGCGGCGCTGGCACAATCGCCGCCGGCCTCTGGGGCCTGAAGAAGCTCAGCGATACGCTCGCGCCCGACGTGCCCTCATTTGGTGAGCAGGAGATTGGCCGGCTGGTGACGGCGCCTTCCACGATCGAGCCGCAGTCGATCATTTACGGGCAGATCCGCAAGGGCGGTGTCATCGTCTTTCAGGACGTTTCTGACATTGGCAGTCAAGGCGACCATGGGTATCTATGGTCGGTCATCGCGGTGGCAGGGCACGAGATCGACTCGTGGCAGAAGATCCACCTCGAGGGCAAGAACGGGATGGTGGACCTGGATGTCTCGACCGACCTGGACGGCAACGGATATGTCACGCATTCAGATTTCATCGATGCTGACAGCAACATGCTCCTGCGGTTCACGTTCTACAACGGCACCGATAACCAGACAGCAGACTCCGACCTGACCAGCGCCTTTAGCGGCAAATGGACAAGCAATCACCGGGGTCGCGGCGTTGCGTATTGCGTCATGCGGGCGCAGATTGATGATTCCAAGGGCGGCAACGACCCGGACGCGCCGGAGGAAAATGTGTGGCACCGCGGCCCGCCGCAGCCCACATTCACGATCCGCGGAAAGAAGGTGCTCGACCCGCGCACATCGCCCGAGACGGTGGCCTGGAGCGATAACCCGGCCCTGTGCCTGGCCGACTATCTGACTGACGATCGCCTGGGGCTCGGCATCGCCTGGGAGGAGCTCGACCTGACGGCTTTGATCCAGTCGGCCAATACGTGCGAAGAAAGCGTCACGGTCCCGGACGGCCAGGGCAATTCCCCGACGACCTCGACTACACAGGAGCGATACAGCTGTAACGGCATCGCCAGCACCACGCAGGCGCCGGCCGCCATCGTGCAGAACATACTCTCGTCCTGTGCGGGCGCCCTGGGGTACACCGGGGGCAAGTTCAAGATCTACGCCGGCGAGTACGAGACGCCCACGCAGACCATCGATGAGAGCTGGCTGCGCGGCAGCGTGGTGTGCCAGGCATCGGCGCCGCGTGGCGACCGATACAACTATGTCCGCGGGAGGTTTATCGACTCCGCCTCCGACCATCAGATGATCGAGTACGAGGCCAGGACGGACTCTGCCTACCAGACTAATGACGGCAACATCAAGCTCGAGAAGTCACTGGATCTGCCCTTCACGAATGACCAGTACGAGGCCCAGCGCCTGGCGCTGATCTCGCTGAAGAAATCCAGGAACCAGCAGACCTGCGAGCTCAAGTGCAATCTGAAGGGGATGCGCATCGGGCTCTACGAGGTGGTCAATGTCACCCTGGACGAGCTCGGCTATTCATCTAAGCCCATGCGCGTCATCGGCTGGAAGGTGGCCGAGGACGGTGGCGTGGATATCTCGCTGCTCGAGGAGTCGAGCTCCGACTGGACTTACTCCTGGAACACAGATCTTACCGAGGTCACTGGCCCGACAGCCTCGCTCGCCGATACGCCAGAAATTCCGCCGGCGCCCAGCGGGCTGACCGCGGCGTCCGTCCCTGGAGGCGTGTCCCTCGAGTGGGTCAACCCTGACCCGAACTTCTTTGATGTGATCGAGGTGTACGGCAATCAGACCGGCACCCGGCCCACAGATACTAACGAACGGCTGAGCGTCACCCGTGGCGAGCAGTTCATCCACCAGGCCTCTGAGGGCGCCACCTGGTACTACTGGCTGAAGGCCAGGAACAAAAAGGGGAATACATCGGGCTGGGCCGGCGATGGCAACTCGCCAGTGGGCCCCGTCACGGGCACCGGCGGCAGCTATGCCGTGTTCGCCAGCTACAGCGCCAGTGCTGGGCTGAGCTGGACCAAGGCCGGCGACGGCGGCGCCTGGAGCCCGGCGACCACGACGACTGACGTGACATTCGTGTGGGAGCGCAATGGCCAGCAGATAGCAGCCAGGGTGGTGCAGATCACCCGGGACGCCGCCGGCGACCTGACGGCCGCCTACCAGGCGAGCTCTCCGGAAGGCGAGGCCACCAGCCACAGCACGACCGGATCCGGCACGGGCGCGCTGACAGTGACGGCCACGCACACGGCCAGCGGCGTCTCTATCTCGTGCACGGCCATCACAGCGATCAGCGGCGACACAGGCGACGAGGGCGACAAGAACGTCATTGAGCGGATCTACCAGTACACGGATGGATCCACGCCCAGCCTGCCGTCCTCGAACGCGACGTACACCTGGGCGACCGGCGTGACGAGCGGCCTGACCAACAGCTGGGAAGACACTGTGCCCACCAAGGGCGGCACCGATACCACGCTCTGGATGGCCGAGGCGGCGGTCAGCGATGTTTACAACGCGACCAGCACCACGATCTCGAGCGGCGACTGGAATGGCCCGCACATCGTGTCTGCTGACGGCGCGGACGGGCAGGACGGCGCGGATGGCGGAGCGGTGCAGTACGGCCTCCTGGCTAACGGCAGCTTCGAGACGGGCGACTCTACTGGCTGGGCACAATTCACCGCAACAGTGGAGACAGATTCGCCGGCTACTGCCAGGGATGGTGTGTACTACGCCAGGATTCAGTCCACTACCGGCGGCCCGAACATTATCAGCGAATTTGTGCCCACAGAGGTCGGCGACCATTACCGGGTGCGGGCCTACTTCAGACGGGAAGAAACGGACCAGCCAGACGCTGCTATTTCTCTCGCCGTCAGGTGGTATGACAGCGGCAAGAGCCAGATAGGCGGACGTGAAACTATAGGATCGGCAAGTACGGGCACCAGCGGCTGGCAGTTTGTCGGCGGCGTGGTCACTGCGCCGGCCACCGCAGAATATATGGCGGTGGACTGCGGCGAGTCTGGAGGAACCACCGGCTACTGGCACGTCGATGCGGTGGGGCTGGCCCGGGGCGGCGACCTGGCGGATCTGACACAGATCACCGCCGATGAGTTCGCGGCTAACGTGGAGCCGATCACGATCACGGCCACGCAGCCGAGCACCACCTACCAGGACACCGATGTCGTGCTCTACACGGGCGACGGCAAGCTGTACCGCTGGGATACCACTGTCTCGCCGGAGCAGTACGTCAAGACGGTGAACCTGCAGAACGATGTCGAGGGTCAGCTGCAGACCGGCAACGCTGCGGACGGGCTAATCAATTCCAGCATCACTATCAACGCCGATGGAACACTGAGCGGCGCTGGTGGCGGTCAGGCCAGCCTAGACAGCCTTCCCGGGACCATCGGCACCGGACAGCTGGCGTCCTATGCCGTCACCAGAGAAAAGCTGGTCTATGACGGCGTTTCCAATCTGGTCGGCAATGCCGGGTTTGAGCAGGGCGATGTCCAGTGGACCAATAAAAGCAACTGGACAATCAGCACCGGCGGGGAAAGGACCGGAAGCTACTGCGCCAAGATCAGCACCACCGATGGCGG